CGACTTCGGTGGGAATCACCCCCTACCCTATAATGGATTCAAGGAGCATCTCACAAAAGACATCTCCCAAATATAATAAAATAACAAAAGAGCCTTGACACCCTGTGAGTTACATCCTATAACACACAACACCCATATAACAACTCTTTACTAATCACATAAGATAACCCCTTAACTAAGCGAAACCCCCTCTCCAACCCATATAACTAATCACATAATAAACTATCTAAAACAATGAAACCCACTTCGAAAGCCAAAAGAGCTAAAGAAATTTCTAAAGTAATAAACGGACCCCTAATGAGCCTCAAACACACTAAGAAATACCCTTCCCCTACAAAAAGAAACGCTAATGCAACCCCCATTCCAACTCATTCAATAAACTCAACTGAAGCAAAACCAACCTACACTTGTCCCCACACAAATCCCCACCTTAAACACTACCCCAAATTCGACTGTGTTATCTGCCTCCGTTGCGGTAAAAAATGGATAAAAGAATATAATTTTCCTATTAATATAGATTCCACAGACCCCCTTGCTAACAACTATTACAGACCAGATAAATATCCAAAAGGTGAACAACAATCAGGAACTTAAACCTATACATTTCACCATTAAATCTAATCATTTTTAATAACTAGCAATAATACCTTTCGAGATGCCTTGATGTTCCCCCAGCATGTGCAGGGGTGTTGAAGTCTAGGAATCCCATCTCGAAAGACGCTGTTAAATAATACATGCCTCAAATCTACTGGAAACCCCACCCCGGCCCCCAGACCGAAGTGCTCACCAGAGAGGAATATGAGATACTCTACGGAGGAGCCAGAGGAGGAGGCAAGACTGATGCCGGATTAGCCTGGTTAACCAGATGGGTCGCTAATCCTTTCTTCCGGGCGCTGGTAATTAGAAAGAACGCTGATGACCTCAAGGACTGGGTAGATAGAGCCAGGATGATGTTCTTAGCGGCAGGAGGCCGGGTAGTGGGAAAGCCCCCGGAAGTACGCTTCCCCGATGGAGCGGCCATCATTACCGGGCATCTCAAGGATGATAACGCCTACACCAAGTACCAGGGACAGGAATACCAGAAGATAGTCATAGAGGAACTCACCCAGATACCCATGGAGGAACTCTATCTAAAACTCATCTCATCTTGTAGATCCACTATCCCCGGCATCAAAGCCCAGGTCTTCAACACAGCCAATCCCGGAGGAGTAGGCCATGTCTGGGTCAAGAACCGATTTAAGATAAAGGGAACTCCCAAAGAACCCATTAGAAGTTATGACAAGGTAGCTCATCGTTTCAAGGTGTTTGTCCCGGCTCGAGTCACCGACAATCCCACTCTAATGGAACTCGACCCCAACTACATTCACTTCCTCAACAGCCTTAAGCCGGAGAGCCTCAAGAAAGCCTGGCGCGATGGTTCCTGGGATATATTCGCCGGCCAGTACTTCGAGGAGTGGAATCCTAATGTGCATATCCATAACAGCTTCCCCATCCCCAAGAGCTGGCCCAAGTTCCGGGCCTACGACCACGGCTATGCCAAGCCGGCCTGTTGCAAGTGGTATGCGGTAGACTATGATGGTAGAGTATGGGTGTATAGGGAACTGTATGTCACTAAATGGAAGATCCCCAAGATTGCCAAGAGAATAGTGAAACTGAGCAAGGGAGAGGAATATAGGTGGTCTGTCGCTGACTCCCACATCTTCGCCAATACCGGGGAAGAGGAAACCATAGGGCAAAACTTTGCCCGGCACGGCGTTCAATTCCTCAAGTCTGATAAAAGAAGGGTGGATGGCTGGAATCTGATGCGCCAGTATCTGGACTGGGATGAAGACAATCCCCCTAAATTAATATATTTCAATAAATGCGCTGACTCCATTAGAACCCTCCCTGCCCTTATCCAGGACGAAAGGGATCCCGAAGACCTGGACACTGATGGAGAAGACCACGCCGCCGATACGGATAGATATTTCCTAATGGGCTTGAAGGAAAGGAAGATGAAGAAGATAGATAGAGGAATACCGGTCAAGAAAACCTCAGCCTGGAAAAAGCTCCAGAAGAAGAAAGAGAAAAAAGAAGATAATTATAGTGAATTTTATGGCTAATTTAAAAGAATTCGACCTCTTTACAAAAGTTAAATTGATCGAAAAGACCTGGAATAAAGAATTTAAAAAAGAATTTTTTTCCATAAATAATAAGAATGTTGAATTATTTGCAGAAGGCCCCCACATTATCTTTGATACACAACTTATCCAATATCATTTATCCTATTACACATTCAAAGAGAATTCTGACCATACAAAATATAAGAATGTTGTTGGTGAACATGGAATGATAGTAGCATTAAGAAAAACTGATACTGAAAAAGAAATAATAGAAAAATTCAAAGAATCATTAGAAGAAATTAATATTCATATTTTAGAATATGCCTAAAGAAGAAGAAAATAAAACTCCCCCCGATTTCACCCTAGAAAAAGAACTCTCCAAAGACGAGTTAAAAGATTTTAAATCCGCTAAAAAGAGGATAGAGGTATTGAAGAAGACCAGGGATGATGTATTTGGCCTTAACCTGGATGAGATCTGGGCCGAGGCGGACAGGAAATATGTTCCTCATAGAGTAAAGGGAACCGGAAAGAAAGTGATCGCCACGGATGAAACCAAGGGCTGGAGAGGCTCATTAGTAGAGTTAGAAAACCCTAAAGCCTGGAGAAGTGATATCTCCAAAGCCAACCCTTTTGTTAAAATACAAACTGCCTTAGCAATTTTAATAGACCGTAACCCCACAGCGGTATTCAAACCGTCATCCAAGGAATACGAAGCCATTACGCCCCTCCCAAAGCAGCTCTATCACGATAACTGGCGAGTAGCCAAATCCAAGCAACAGCTCCGCCTTTTCGTCTTTAATTTGGCCAAATACGGATGGGCTTGCGCCCGGACATACCCAAAAAAGATCGAAAGGAACGGAGCTGTTGTCTTTAATGATGTGTTCAGGGAGAACCTGGATCCCTTTAATGTGTGGATGGATGATATGGCCAAGCCCAATGATCCCCACTCTATAAGGGATTGGTGCTGGCGGAGGATATACGATATGGATGAGGCTGAAGAAATGTATGGGGAATATCCCAACTGGAAGTTTGTTAAGGAAGGCGGAGTGATGAAAGATAACTTATCCACAGGCACGGAAAAGAAATTTGATACTAAGAACAAAGTGGAGGCCTATTTTTACGAGAGCCTTAATCTTAATGGCAATGATCGCTTTATAGGAATTTTTAATGAAGTGCCGGTAGTCATAGAGGAACTTCCCATAGAGGATATCAACGGAGCCAAGCGATTGTCCCTCTGGCAAACCTACTGGCTTCTGCGCCACGCTAACACTCCCTACGGAATAGGTACCTGGGAATCCATCAGATATGACCAGCAATTACTCGACAAGATCCGCAACATGACCATTGACCAGCTGGTGCTGTCTATCTACAAGATGTGGTTCTACCAGGGAACCGACACCCTAACCGAAACCGGTAAGATAGATATTACACCGGGTAAGGGCCGGCAGGTAACCGATCCCAAGAACATTACCTGGCTGGATGTGCCTGGTCCGGGCAAGGATGCTATGGATGCCATCAACCATTTCCAGAAGGATGTCGATGAGAACTCAATGATAACCATGCCCTTAATGGGTTCTGAAACGAGCGGTAAGACGGCTTTTGAAGTGGCCCAGGCGAAGGAATCAGCGCTCAAGCGTTTGAAAATCCCCTTAGATAACATCTCTGAGGCCTTAGAGGAGGATGCCTATAATACCATCTGCCTTATGAGAACGCTCTATTCCATCCCAGATGTGGTTAGAATAGCCGATGATGACAAGATAGATGAATATCTTCAAGCTATAGGGGGTAATCCGGAGCTTTTCGAGCGTGATGACGAGAATAACTTCTTTGCCAAGGTGTACAAGCAGATAGAAATGGGATTAAATGTGGATGAACAAGGCAATTTCGTGGAAACCAAGGACAGTAAGTTCTTCCATGTGATGCCTGAAGGCCTTAAATGGAGCGGAATCATCAATATTAAGGGCCAATCCATTCTTTCTCCTTCAAAAGAGCTGGATAAGGCTATGGACCTGGAATTTGCTAATCTTCTTATCCCAATACTGCAAATGCCTCCGGAATTGGTAATGAAAGTAGCGGTTGAGATGTGCAAGACCTATGAAAAAGACCCTGATGACTGGCTCCCTGACGAATGGCTTGGTAAAGGGGAAGAAAAACAGCCTCTTCTAACTCCGGGAGCAGGATTGCAACCGGCCACAGGAGCAACAGGAGGACAAGAGCCGTCTTCTCCGGGTAATGCCGTATCCCCGGCCGGAGGCGCAGGAATTAGCGCTGACAAGGCTGTTTCCAGCACTAAAACAGAACAAAGGCCCACCACCCAAGGCGGAGGGGTATTTAATAAGCTTATAAGCCGTGTATCTAACGCATTTAAGCGATGATCAAGCTAACTCCCCAGGAAATGTCCCGGCTTCGTTCTTTTATAGGCTCCCCGGAATGGAAGATGATGCAAAGCATTGCTTCCCTTCTTATCCAGAACATCAATCAGACCAAGAATATTAAAAATACCAGCCAGTGGAAATATCTGGAAACTTCCCTTACTACAAGGGGAAAAATAATAGGAATAAACGAGTTTTTTAAAGAAATTAAGAAATTATCAGAACTATGATCGAAGAACACGAAGAATTCATCCTCTTTGACAAGGATAAAAGGAATAATATTACGGCCGAGGTAAATTGGAACCCGGATAATGAAAAGACCAACAAATGCCAGATAATTCGTTTTAAAATGGGAAAGCTGGAAGCCCTGATAAGCAAGAAGGAATTGAATGCCCTGCTCTTCGTTATAGGAAAAAGAAATGAACAAAGAAAGATGGTTCCGATGAAAATAACCAATGTGAGGCATTATAAAACCACTGTGAGTATTATGGCTACCAGAGATGTGAGAAAGGGCGAGATAATCAGAGGCCCGGTAACTATCACCCTGCCGGCCGTATCCGAGGAAGTTATAGGAGCCGTGGCCAAGGAGGTGAAGCAGGGTAAGCCCAACGAGCATAACATCGACAAGATGATCGAGGAATTCAGGGAGAAGAGCAAAAAAGAAGCTAACCAATCTAAAATAATAAAAATCGATGAAACCAAACAAGGAATTAAAGGAGATTCCGGAGATTCCGGAGAAGAAGCCTAAAAAGAAAAGAGCGCCCAACAAAAAGCCAATTTCAGAGGCTAAGAAAGCCCGGATGGGCCGGCCTACCAATGTGGAATACTCCCTTAAAAAGATCATTGCCCAACAGGCTGATTTTAGCCAAGCCATCCAGCGCATCGAACGAAGATTTGCTAAATTTGACAATTACGAGGAAAAACAGAAGATGATAAAGGAAAAGAAGAAATCAGATAAAAGTAAGATCTATAATCTGGTCAATAAGAGTAAAGATCCGGTCCCCAAGGAATATAAGGAAACCGTGAGGAATATCCTTAATAAGAGATTTGGTATTATCGTAGAAGGCCTTACGGATAAGCCGGCTTCTTCCGTGGCCATTGTTGTTCCGGAGAAGTATTCCGGCTTTACTGAGGATGAAATGGAAGTGATGAAAGTGGACCTGCGCACCAAGGTTATCAACTACGCTGATGGAGTTAATGGAGTTAAGGAATGGGCCGAGAAAGTTTATTCCAGTTTTAATCCGGAAGTTCAAGCCCAGATAGTTACCGACAGAAAGGAGGCTATAGTCTAATGAAAAAGCTGGTAATGAAGAACTATTTCCTCTGGCCGGTAAAAGAATTTGCTATCGAAAGTCTGGCTGACTGGCTTAGCAATCTAATGCTCCACGGACAGGAATCCAGGGTAAGAACCAGATTTATCAAGATAATAGCCGAAAGAGCCAAAGAACTTCAGGAAGTAAGAAAGACCATGCTGGATGACTATGGGGAAAAGAACAAAGAGGGAAAATTGATCTATCTCGATGAAAAGGGCAAAGATACGACAGACAACACCAAGGCCAGAACCATAAAGATAAAGAAAGACAAGAAGATGGAAGATTTTCAGAAGGAGTTCACCGCTTACCTGGAAGAAGAATATATAATTGATGTAAGACCGGAAACCAAAGATACTATCTATGGGGTTCGAGATCTTATTTTAAATACTAAAGAAGAATTCTCAGGCCCGATGGCCGGAAGATACAATGAATGGTGTGATGCCTTTGAGAACATTAAGAAATCATAAAATCTCCCTAATGGGAGTTAATATAACCGATATTTTCTAACATACCCCACCCCTTCAAGTGGGTTAACAAAAGGAAGTAAACAATATGCCCAGAGAAAAAGTAGGTAATATTCCCGATTTTGAGGAATCAAACAATGATGAATCAAAAGGGAATGAGGAAGTAAAAGAAGCTGAAACCGATGAGGCTTCAGCGAAGAAGGAAACTTCTGAGGAATCTTCCCCCAAAGAAAAACCAGCTGACCAGGAAGAGCAGCAGCCAAATGACGAGGTCAGTGATGATACCGGCACGGAAGAAAAAGCAGTTGCAGGATTAGAGCAGGAGAAAGCAAAACTCTTGGTCGATATCCAGGAACTGCGAGGCACGAGAAGGGAATTAAGGGAAAAGGAAAAACCACAGGAGGATATTAAAAAGGAACCAGTAACAGTACCACCAGAAACTCCGGTAAATCCTGAAGACCGTGAGATAATCAAAAAGGTTATCCAGGAAGAAGGATTTGTCACTAAGGAAGAAGTATATAAGAATACTGAAACTGAAGAAATAGATAAATTCTTGAATAAATATCCGGAATATAAACCCGAAAACGATCCCACTGATGCCAACTGGACAGGTTTAATGCGTGAATTCAGGCTATATGCCAAACCAAAGAACCCCCAGCAAATAGGGGAACTTCTGGAGAGATCACGCAAATCTAGCCAGCCTGCCGGAGAAGCTGTCAACACCACCAAAGCCCAGGAAGCGGTTAAAACCGCCGGAATGGGTTCTGGGGGCAGTCAGCGTTCCTCTTCTTCAAAATCGTCGCTCCCGGCTGGAATGAGTGAAAATGAAGTCCGGGAAGAATATCGTCGAGGCGGTTATAAAGAAAAAGAGATCGACGAAATGTTAAAATAACAAAATAATATGGCAGGATTTAAACTAGCAAAAATATACGACAATGTAGATGAAGTTGAAGCAACTATTTCCACTTTGGATGTAGCTGTTGGTGATTGTTTGACCTTAGCTGAAGGTTCCACTACTTATGGAGCTGCTTCAGCTACTACCGAACACTGGGAAAGAAAAATAATCGCTACAGATACAGCCGTTTCCGGAACCGATACCTTAGTTACCGGACACACAGTGGATGGACAACAGCTCTATGAAGTAGAATCAGCAAATAACAGTGATGCAACAGATAATGGCGATAGAATGTTATTGACCGATGCAAATACGGTTAATAATACCGGAACAGACAATACTTCCGAAGAAGCTTGCGTCATTCAAGTAGACGTTGTTGGTGCTGCCGCAGACAAGAGGATTCTAGTTAGATTCCTCGATCCGTCTGGGGTAAATCCTGATGCCGCATAAAAACAAATGGCTACATTACACATTGCTGATGCAGCGGACTTAGTTGACCGCTCTATTCAGCGCATATTTCTGAAAGGAAGCGAGAAGGAAAGCAGGGATTTCGAACAGTACTTCAACACGGAAGCTGGCATCACGGATTATTACATGAAGGACAGTTCAATGTCCGGATTGGGATACGCCGCAAGAGTTCTTGAGAACGCCATCATCACGGCCGAAGAACCGGTCCAGGGCTTTGACCAAACCTATACTCAGATCGAGTATGGCAAGGTATTGCC